ATTCAGCTCGAAATCATGCTGTTTTTCATATGTTTTGATATCACTGTTTATGACCGCAAAACCGAGACGCTTTAAATGGTCTGATATGGCATGATTACCGGCTGCCGGTTCCCAAATGCTCGAATTCTTATCAAGAACGGGAAGGGCGCGCAGTAATGCTTCAACTGCCCATGTTTCCGTCTCATACATGTCATTCTCTCGTCTTTGATAATTCGAGCTGGTAACAGTCATTCTGCGATCTCCCGATTATCCAAAGCGATTGCCGGAGCTACTTTCACCTCTCCGATCAGTTTTTCTTCGTGTGTATTTGTCATTCTTTTTAAAGCCCTTTTTCACGTTGTGCGTATTGAGGGGAGATGAAGAATTGCGCGAAATAGCCTAATTTGACCGCAATGATTTCTAGCCACAAAGAACGGCATTAGGCTTTTCTACTCAGTAGGACGTTCGCGCTCACCCTGTAAGGATTCCTTGTGGCTTATTGCTTGAACTGTGATGTCTTGCTTGGCTGGTTACTTTTGGAGTCTAGCGGGTCAAACAGACATGAAGGCACTGGACCACCAGCTACCCACGCGTCTACTTGAGCAGTGACACTGAAATCAGCGTTGTCGGGGATTATGTTGTTCAGCTCGCACCCGCAAAACCGTTTCGATTTCCGATTTCCAAACTGATCTTCATAAAGGTTGTAATAAACTTCAAAAACAACTATTCCGATTGCTTCATGACCAAAAGCTGTTTCAAAAAATTCATACTTTGGTTTTTTCCGTTTAAACAACGCTGACAAACTACTCATTTTTTGCCTGCCCTTATTGTCGCTGTAAATTTCTTGCATAAATCAAGCAGGTGATTTTCTTCGGCAGTTTGCTTTTGGTGATTGTCGGCCAACATGTGTTTTTTCACGTCTGCAATTGTTTGTTGCATCTGGTCAAACACGCCCATCGCATGAGAAAGATCTATCTCGTTCATCATTCACCCCCGATCACTGCAAAACAGCACCGTTAAGTGAAGTGGCTTCATCATCATTGTCTGGAAACGGATCATCGTCTGTTTCATCATCCGGTTCAGACAATTTCGCGCGTGCACTTTCAAAATTCTTGGCAAGAACTGCCTGCCCATTCCGCCAGCCTTCCAGCCAAGCAGTATCTTCTTCCGTGCCTTCCAAATATTGGCTTTTCCCGTCTTTACCGAGAAGGCCTGCACGTTCTCCATCTTTCTTGATGCGATCAAGGGCGGGGGCAGTATCTTCGAACAAATCCGCTTGAAAGCCCGGAGCAAGGTTAAGCCAAGACAGGACTTCAAGGCGGTTGGTTTCTGCATCGACAACGTTTTCTTTTTCTTCCGCTGCCATTGCTTTGATTGCAAAATCCAATTTTGCTAAGGTAATGCCGTCGGCTTGAGCCGTTTTACGCTGCGATTTCCGAATGTTTTGCAATTCCTTGATCTGTGCAGCGATATCAATTTCTTTTCTTACGTGATGAAAAAAGAGTGCTTTCTTTTCATCATCTGTGAGCTTTGAATTGTGCCCTTTGTCAGCCATCTTTATCTCCGTTTGTTTGAACGTTCGAGAAACCAGATAGCCGCTGCGTTGCACTTACTGCCCGTTATTGCGAATAGCGTCGCTATTTTGTTC